ATCCATATGTATTATTCGATGTATTGTTTGCAAAGTGACTCACTGTAGCTTGTCCTTTTTGCTGTGCTGATACATATACATTGTCCATACTAAACGGTGCAATGTATGTAATACTTATCTGTGCAGATGGTATTGCAGGTCTTGTGTATGGTGTTGTCGTTGTAGCCACAAAATGTTCTAAAGAAACATTAGTAGAAGATGTTGCTCCAGCTATCTCAATATAGTCACCTGCATTTAAATCTAACACATGAGCTGATGTTCCAGTCAGATGAGATGGGTCACCTGTAGACTTACGGGCAGGTAAACCAAATCGCTTTCCAGAGTCAGCTAAATCAGTACCATTGATTCTAAACCATACATCTGCGTGTTCTGCATCGTTGTTCGCATTGGCTAATTGTAATGAAAATGTTATTTCATATATGCCGTCATTTCTAACATAGATTCTAGATGTGTTGGAAACATCTAAATACACACCATTAATCTCATGCTCTGTTGTCCAATCAACAACGGCTGTATTACCTGTGCTAGGTGCTAACTGGTCAGTATTTTTACTAAACTCACCATAAGGTGCTGTAGAAGTTTCTGCTGTATCACTAAATGGAACTAATAGTATTTTAGAGTCACTACTAATTCTTTCGTTGTAGATAGTTGTAGTCGTTGCCCAGCTTGTATCTAAATTAAATGTACCTGTGTTATTAGTTTTGCCGTTGAGTATCTGGTTAGTTACCTCTGCAATTTCACGAGTATCTGCATACTGTGGTTGCAGTCTACGAAACTGGTTAGCCATTATCGGTTACCTTGTGGCTTAAAGTCTACATCGATAGAAGTTGCGTTTGTCCAGTTACCAGTAGGGCTGATAGAGAAACGATGATAACGACCTGCACTACGCACACTTGCACGACCTTCAGATGATGTAGTAACAGATGAACCAAACTGTATGTTATCGTCTAGTTCTCGTCTAGAAGCGACTTTAACATTAGCACTACCATTATCTATTTGTGGTCTCACTAATGTAGCCACAGAGTTATATCCTACTTCTAGGTCTGGGGTAATCAGTTCTGAATTGTAGTTAGAGCCTGTAAATGTGACAATCTTTGCCCCTGTAAATCCTGCAAATAAGAACTTACCACCAACCCATAATCGGTCATCCAGTGATGCAGGTAATGTGTCTATACTGGTATACCCTAATACAACTTCTAAACCTTCTAGGGTGTAACCTGTTGTAGTGATACTACCAACACCTGTAGTTAAAGTTTCTACTCTTGACCACTTGTTTAGTTGCCAGTTATAAACTATAACACTACGACCACCGTCTACATTAGCATAATTCCATACCACTAATTTTTTAATAGGGTCTACAGATGATGACATAGAATCTAGGTCTGTTAAATCTGCATCGTTGTAAAAGTATCTGTCTACTTTTTCTGTTCCAATCCCTGTAACTGTTTGACCATCACATTTATAGAAACCGTCATCAGAAAGAAAGAATGATGTAGCACCATATTGGGCAATAGAATTGCCTTCAATACATCCTAGTCCTCTAGAGATGGTGTCGAACTGGAAGAATAATGGTGAGCCTGCATAAGACATACGCACAATAGACTTTTCTAAAAAGATAAGTCCAATCTCGCCACCTGTTAATCCAGTAATGTTACCACCATCAGGAATGACCTGATAATCTGATTGTGATGTTGTACCAGATACCCAGTTAGTTTCATCGTTAATATCTGACCATTGCACTTTGTTTGTTTCTGCACCAGCACCAATATTAGCTGATACTACAAAGTCTCGCACTACAGTGACATATTTGGCAACAGGAGCATTAGTGTCTAGGTCAGCAAATGCTGATGATGTACCAATCGTCCACGCTTGTAATTTAGATTGATTATTAGCTGCAATCACCACTTTACCAAACTGCACAAAATGCCATGTACCGCCACTGTATCCACCAGCTTTGGAGACATCATCGAGCGATAAGTCTGTTGCATCTAGTTTAAACAGTTTTGTTCCACCGCCTGCAAAGATAGCAACTTCATCACCGTATTTAGAACCAAATACAGAGTTTAAGTTTTCACTAGCACTACCAGAGAAATCTTCTGCGTTTGCAAAAGGTGAGTATCCTATGCTAGTAGGAAATACATTCTTCGCATCTCGTAGGGAGGTCACTGATGGTTGGTCAGGTAACCATTCCTCAAATTGTATTCTGGTTGCCATTAAATATCCTTAAAATGGTAATGCTTTTTTTACTGGTTCAGGTCTTGCTTTAATACTGATTTCATACTCCATGAGTTTATGAATATTTTCTAAATTAATACTTGTCTCTATCCAATGTACTATTTTTTCTTTAGTCAATTGATTGTAAGGAATATAGTTATTTGAATCTATTTTATAAAAAGGTATTCTTCTTTCAATAGTATGTGATATACCATCTTCATTTGTGCCAGTGTATTCAAAATCAACATTACAAACAATATCAGAAAACCCTTTGTAGCTTGGGGTAACTTCAATATTTAGTATGTTCCATGTATAAGTAATTGCCATGTTTATCCTTTATGATTTCATTATAAATGCTAGTGCATAGTATGGAGGTAAGTTAGCATTTGTTCCACTAGAACCTGCTGAATCTAATGACATAGTGTGGCTGTGTCCACCTGCTAGTCCTGATGTTTGGTCGTCATCTCGACTTGATGCGGATTGGTCAGTTGACTTAAGACGAGTTGCCATAATTTCAATAGATTCATCAACCCAATGCCAGAATCCGAAGACTTCGTGTTGGTGGTCACCTACGCTAGATGTTGAACCTGTGTGGGTATGACTGACAACAATAGCATCTTTACTACCACCAGATTGTGATGCTGTGCCTGTAACTGTTGTTTTAGCAACTCCTGCATCATCAGAGTGTGCAGCAATAACAAATTTGTTTCGTAAGTCAGGTGTTCCGTTAGAGCCATTACATAAATACCAACCACTAGGAATAGTCGCAATCGTACCAGACCACATAATAATACCACCACTTGGGAAACCACTTCCCCATGTTGGAGTGTTTCCTGAACCTTGTGATACAATAACTTGACCAGATGTGCCTGCACTACCATCTAATGTTAGACCACCTGTAACTGCTAATGTGCCTGATGATGTAACAGTGCTAGAATTGGTAAATGGGTCACCACTTGTTCCAGTTTGAAAGTCTTTTAGGTGTGCCATGACCTCACGAATAGCATTGTTAATGCCTGAAGGCGGACATGATTCAGCAATATTAATACCATCTACATCTGTATTATTAGCTGCGGTTGAATCATATTCGGAGATACGAGTTTTTGCCATTTTTTATCCTTGTCTTAACCATGTGTTTGATTCAGGTGTGTCTTCCACCCATACTTCGCTTCCAGTAGTAGAGTCAGTCCATACTTCTGTACCAACATCACTATCTGACCATTCTTCGCCTATTACATAACCTAGTGCTGTAATTGTTCCGTTTGCATCTATAATTGCATCACCACTAAATGTAGCATTTGCTAGACATTGTGCTAATGCTGTTGCGTTGATGTTACCATCTCCGTCTGCTACTAAACCACCTAGACAGGATACAGTTGCATCACCATCTATACTTGCTGTAGCGTATGCTTCACTAAAGCCATCTGCTGTGACACTGACATTAGAGAATATTGTTCCACTAGCAACTGCGAGAGAGAATCCTTCTGCATCAAACAGTGCATAACCTAGTATAGAGCCACTGTTAGTTCTTATTCGTAAGTAGGTGACACTTGCACTTGCTGTAGCGTTTACTGCACCAGAGACTGTTCTTAAGCGTGTAGCATCTATGGTCACTGCACTAGCAGCATTGATATTACCTACACCGTTGAGTATAAGGATGGCATCAGATGTAATAGTTGCAGTAGATGATATATCACCAGATGATGTTCTTAAGCGTACAGCAGTAGATACAAGAGTAGCATCAGCAGTAATATTAGCTTCACCTAATAAGACTGCACCTGCACCTAGTGTACTAAAAGGTGATTGAGAAAATGCGGCTATACCGTACATTATGCAAGTTGTTCGTCTGTAGGTTTAGGTAGAGTAGGGTGTTCCCACTTTGCTATGTAGTCTCCACGACCATCAGAGTCGTTTTGTAATCTTATTGTTCCTGTAAAGGGGTTAAAGTCTTTTTCTGATAATTCAGGGTATATAGTAATAATTTTTTTATATAACATTATGCTGCCCTCGCTAAAAATGCTGAAAAATGTGTTTGATTAGGCACACCAGCAAAATATGGTGATGTTGCCGCATATAAACCATAAGCCTCTATATAATCTGTAGTTCCATTGAATAATATTAATGCCGTTACATTACTTGAAGCTCCTGTCGTTGCTCCTCCAGCGTATCTAAACGCATATAAATATGGAGTGCCATTTATATATATCGCTGCACCAAATGAACCTCCTCCGCTTGCAGCTGCATATAATAATTCAATATTTATGTGATAATATCCAGCAACTGTTGGAGTAAATCTGTAGTTAGTAGCATTATCATAACAAGAATTTGTATCAGCGATTTCAGAATTGAACATAACTTTTGTCCATACTGAAGAAGATATATTTTGGTTAGCTGAGATATTAGCACTAAACGCTGGACCAGTATTTGCTGGAACATTACCTGTTACAGATAAATCATTTGCAATAGAAATATTCCCACTGCCGTCAACAGTAAGTATGGTACTTCCGTCTTGTTCTATTGTTGAACCAGATGCTGTGG